TGCTTGTTTTTGATTGTTATTTGCTATTTGCTTGTATCTGTTTTCTGCTTGCCTGCGCTTTTCTTCATCGCCACTGCCACCGCCACCCTGACGAACTTCGTTAGCTAAAATAGCCATTTCTTGATTAACAGTGCCTGCACCTGGCGCTCTTAATTGTCGCTGCGGTGGTTTTTTTAATCGCTCAGGCACTGGTGGGCCAATAGGACCAGCCTCAAGTGCTCTTCGTTCTTGTTCGTTTAATGCGTCAATGCGTTCGCTTTGTGGCACATTTCCACTGTAAATGCTGCCACCACCTGCTATGCCTAAACCTCTAATTGAATTACCATAATCTTGGACTGCTTTTTTATTTTTATCAGATGAAATAATTTGGAAAAAAGTAGTAACTTGTGTTATTAATTTTGTTAAAGTTGGGAGAAAAATTTTGCCAATTGATGTATTAAGTTCTGTCACTGCAATGTCAAATTGCTTGAACGGATCTTTTGCTTGTTTTGCTGCCTTTGCTGCTGCACCTAATTTTTTTTCTTGATTATCTAAAAAATCATTAAAGCGGCCCATGTTAGGACCAGTTAATTTTAATATTGCATTAAAGCCATCAATATCCCCAAAAAGTATACTAAGCGCTTCTGCGCTGCCATCTGTTTTATCAGTTGCATCTTTTAGAAATCCCGCCCAACCTTTAGTTTGTATTGCGGCAAGACTAAATTCTAATCCTATTTTTTTTGCTAATTCACGAGCTTGATCAGTTGGTTTTATTACATTAACTAATGCTTGACGTAGCCCAGACATCGCCGTTTCTGCTGGTACACCAGTTGCTGTAATGGCAGCAATAGATGCATTCATTTCCTCAACCGACAACCCAGCCGCCGCTGCAACAGATGCTACTTTTGCAATTTGATCAGCATATTGACTTACGACTATTTTGCCATCATTTTGCGTTTGTATCATCCCATCTACAATTTGATTTGCATTATCAGCGCTTAGCGAAAATGAATTCAAAATTGTAGTTGTTGCATCAGCAACAGTTTTAATGTCACTAAATCCGCCTGTAGCGCCTAATGTGCTAGCTTTTAATATGCTTAAAACATCAGACTGTTTAATGTAGCCAGAACTTAAAATTTCATATGCTGCACTTGCTGATTCCGCCGAACTTGTCAAAAATCCTTGCTCTGCAACTAATAATCTAATTGCATTGGTAAGCCCAGATGATTGCACTGTTAACGTCGCCAGCTTACGTTCCTGATCATTTAATTCTTTTGCTGCGCCAAACGATGATGCCGCAACCCCTACTGTCGCAGCCCCAACGCCCGCCGCCAACATGCCAGCAGGACCGGCTGACGCTAATACGCCTCCTGCTGCGCCAAATGCTCCTGCTGCGCCGCCGCCTAATGCAAGTGCCCCACCTGCTGCGCCAATTGCTTGCCTGCCTACATTTACCTTATTGCTAACACGATCCAATCCTTGCAGCTTGCTTTCTAATCCTTTTATTTCATTCCCTAGCCTGCGATATGCTTGACTATTAATGTCAACATTATCACGTAAATTTTTTAATGCACCAATATGAGTACGCAATCCATTAGTAGTATTGCCCGCTTCGCGAGCCATGCGGTTAATATCAATATTGGCTTGGCCAAGTGATTGCTTAGTAATATTGCTTTGCTGGCTTAATGATTGCAGTTGCCGTTTTAATTGATCTAGCCCGCTGCCATCTAGCTTAGTGGTAAATGTAATTGCAGTGTTTAATGTCATTTATTCATCGCTCCTAATGCAGCAGCTTCCATGACCTGCAAGCCTTCAAACATCTCGCGTTGGTCACTGACGCCGTACATTTCAAACGCCCATCTGATCGCATTATAGTCTAACCCAGTAGCACCGCTCATCCCAATACGCCACTGCGTTTGCACACGTAAAAACATTACAACTATATCCCAGTTGTCTTCCCATACTTCAAAGTTACTAGATTGCTTTCGTGATTGCAATTCAGCAATAGCGTCGGGCATCATACCTAACGCTTGTAAATCATTTTCCGTTTCTTCATCTTTTGATGAGCCGCCACTTGCCCAATGCTCAGCAGCGGCTTCTAGTTTTTTCTTTTTGCTCCAGTCAGGCTAGCAAAAAATGCTTGCACGATAGCACCAGCAACTAATGGCACATCAAGTAGTTTACCTAATGCTTCATTGCTATAAGGCACATCAGCACCTTTGGCATCTGTAACACCTTTCCAGCCTGTAATTACTTCACGCGCAAATTCAGCATCCTTAATGGTGTCTGTGTTGCTGCGTTCAATTACTTGTTCAATTCGTGATTGTGGCAGCCGCTTAAATTCAGCATCAAAAGTTTGCTTTTCAAAGCGGCCACCATCAACTGGAAATTCAACAGTAACAGGCCAACTGTAGCTATCGGATTGAGCAAGAATAAATGCCATGTGATTTAGGTGTAGGCAAGGGTAAATTCGTCGTTACCTGAAGTGCTAGGCACCAAGGTGTAGGGCAAGTTTAGCATCACAGTACCGGCGTCTTCTGAGTAAGTAGGAGACCCAAGGCTTAATGCGTTAGCAGCAGAGGCAAGCGTAATAATGTTGCCAGCAGTTGCGCCATGAACAATTGATAAGTTACCTGTTGTTGATGCAACTGCATCAGCGAAGAAGTCATGACTAGCCAAGGTTGGCGCTTCAATCATCAAGGTGCCACTGCCAGCCCGGTTTACGATCAGGATTTCTTTATTGCTATTAACCAACTCGCGGTAGACAACCTCATTGCCAACATCAAGCTGGCAGCTTTGTAAAGGCAAGTCAGTTTCGCTAAACAAAGTAAATGCGGTTGTGTTTGTATCGTTGAAGATCCTTGGCGTTGCTTGAGCTGTAAATGTTGGGGTTGGGTCTGCTGTATCAGTAGGTGCTACATATTGCCCGGTCATCGTGAAGTTGATAACTGGGATTTGATTAGCGACCAGGTTTAATGAGTAGGTTCCACGGCAACCAGTTACCTTATGGCGTACGCCATCGGTTGAGTAATAAATACTAACAGAGCTGAAGCTTGTTGATACTGGAGCATAAGTCACGCTGGTGCTTGCCACGATAGTTTCGCTAAAGCCGCAAGCTTTGAGCAAAGACCCATATCGTGGGGCGGTGCCAGCAGTGCCAGAGCCGGAATATTCAACCTCAAAAGTAACGGTCACCCTGGTGTTTGCGATTAGCTGAGGTGATGCGCCCAAATATGAGCGAACCAAATCGCGGCTTAATACATCAGATTCAGCAGGTGTGATCTCCAAGTTGCGCACTTGGCAAGCATCAGTACCGGTCGGGACTGAATCTGTGCCGTAGGTTGCCTCAGCCTTGATTAGTACTGTCCTTTTCCGGTAAATCTTTGCCATTTGGGGTTGTTCCTGAAGGGGCGGTTTCTTCTACTAGTGTAAGGCTACCTGTCTTAGGGTCAAAAAGGTATGTACCTCCAACCCCAGGGTTTGGGACAGGCTTGAGCGGTTGTGTTTTCTCAATCATTTTAGCTTGCAGAAGTGAGGTTGGTGCGACCGGAACGATACAATACCAAGAAGTCCATACTTATTATACCTACTGGCACATCAGCTTCAATCATATTGAACTCAACCCTGTCAGGATTTATATCAAGCGCATAGCCGTTAACCGTTGGATCAGCCATGATCAAGCTATGCACCTGCTGCGAGTAATCGTCTGAGGTATCGTCTGGTGTGTTAGCTCTAACAATTACTGTCACTCTTACCCTTAACTCCCATTGTAAAACCGTAGGAAATTGCTCAGATGGCTGATCTGAAACTGGCTCAACAATAATTGCTGGCGCTTCACTTCTAGCTAAAGGTTCTACCCGGCTGCGATAGCAAGTGGCACCAACAATAGGATTAAGGTTAGTCTTAATCCTTTTTAAAATTAATTCGCGTCTGGTGTCAGCCATCAGGTTTTCTGTAATGCGATCTCAACAAAAGAACCATCATCTATCAACCTAGTCTCGCGCACTGTGTAAGCCACAGTCGCAACTGTAATGGCATTGCCATA